GGACCAGACACGCTAATTCTACCTCTGTTGTATTTAACATTTCCATAGGGATTTGCGTAAGCCTGCTTACCTGCTGTAGGTAGACCTGTTTCAGTTCCTGCACCCACCCCAGAGTTTCTGGTTGTGTGTGTGGTTATCTGCCACTGTTTACCTGAGACGTCTCTTTCATTTCTTTCTATCTTTGCGGATAGAATATTAGTGTTGTTTAACTGCTCCCTTATAACGGGTAAGTAGTCAATTTTCAACGCTGCGTCAAACGTACTTAATATTTGTGCTGCCATAATGTAATCACCTTCTTTAGTTGGCTAATTTATATACTTATTCTAAATAGGTTAGGAAAATTACATTCGGCTTACTGCTCGTCTGGATGCCTCAGCGAATGAGGTTGGGGGTGCGGTCTCCCCTGGTTTCTTAGGTGCCTCGGTTGAAGTGTCCTCTGTTGAGGTTCCCCCCGACTTACCTTTCATAGCCGCTTTTATTTGTTCATCCAAGTATTCGTCCCAGTGAAGTTTTTGATATAAAACCTCTGGGTCGTATATTTCGTTGGTCGGTTCCTGCATCTTTCTTAGGATTTCCACCCTGTCGAATTTCTTGCCATACTTTTTCTCTAGTTCGGTGAGACGGTTATTAAAGACTTCGTTTTCTCTTTTTACTGATTCTTCTTTGTCTCTCCTACTTAAAGCTTCCTGTATGACTGGGGATACGATTTGAACAATCGCGTCCTTCACAGACGGGTCAACATTTGCTAAGAGCTGATTCTGGGCAACCGATTCTTCAGCCGTTTTCTTATTCCTAGCCTCAATCTCCTTATTAGCTCTTTCAATCTCAGCTAACTTTTGAGACCTTCTTGTGAACTCTGGATAGAAATTCTCTTTCCACTCTTTTGAGAGGGTAGCAGAATCTACCTTTCTACCATCAGGTAACTCGAAGAGTTCCTTCTCTGGCGTTTCACTTTCTGTTGTTTCCGACTGTTCCTCGACGGGTTGCTCGACTTGAGCTCCTTCTTGGGCTTGGTCTATTGTTTCTTCCATAATTTATGACTGCTTTCGCTTAGTCAATACTAATTTTATCACCTTCAATGTCGTGACGTCAATAGTGTTTTAAAATCCACCCATTTGCTGGGGTTGCATCTGAGGTTGTTCAGACTGTCCGCCCATGTGCGCACCTAGTTCGCCTTGAATATGCGTGGCAAAGATTTGCTTTACCTCTTCAGGCAAACTTCTGAACATATCTGTCTTTGTAAAGTCTATGTGTGCCTGAGTGTGGGTGATGTCAGCTCCCTCGGTTGGAGGAAGTGGCTGTCCCTGCGCCATTGTCATATTCTCTTTATCTGCCATACCAGCCATATCGGGTCCTTGAGGTTGCTGTTGGCCACCCTGTCCCTCGGCGTGTCCTGCGATTGCTAAATCCATCTGACCTTGTTCAAGTCTCTGGTCTCTTGCCTTCGCAGAGAGTTCTTCAACATTAGGAAACTCAAACTGTCTTAGAACTTCCTCAGCAGGAAGAACTCCCATCTCGGCTAGTTTCATCATTGTCTCTCTTTTCGCCTCAAGTGTGTGACCCAGCCAAGAGCCTATCTTTACAATAACTTCGTTATCTTCCGTAATTATTGTCGCCCCCTCAGGTCGTTGTTTTGCTCCCTGTCCTATTACTTTCATATATTCCTGAGCATTCTTTCAAAAATTACCGAAAGGAACGACTCTAGGGACTGTGTAAGTCCTGTTAGATTATTCGCATCCGCGGCCTGAATTGCCTCTAAAGTGTCTCCAGAACGGGCACCTGTGGGCATCCTACCAAGGGCGGCATCGTGCGCTCCGAGGGTGTCTTCAATGTAATTGTTAAGTTCGTTTGTAACTGAGTCGTATCCAGAGGGCATTGGGTTCATTACCATTTGCTGGAAGGTGCGACCTTTATTGATTTCTAGGACTTCTCCCATTTCGTTTGTAACCATCCCCGCTCCGTGACCCTTTTCAGCAATTAAACGGAATACCAGAGCCTGATTCATATACATTATCTTTTGTGAAACTGACCTATCTATCGCCTTGTTCAAAGGAATAGCATCTGTAACCCACGCTCTTTGATAGACTTTCAGGGGGTTCATAGATATCTGGTAAAAATAGATTGGAAATTCCTTGTCTGGTGAGTCCTCTTCGAGTAGAACTTGGTCTCCAGCATAGGTGAAAACCTTGATATGACCTTTTTTTGAGTTTTTATCGTCGTCCCAAAGGTGGAACTCTTTTACTGTTACGGTAGGAATAGCCTTATCTTCGTTTGAGCCCATCTCCTTTGTAAGAATTTTGGCTTTAAGCCTTGATGTCGCCATTTCTTCATCGGGCTTGACTTCTTTTCTGGTTTTTTCATCATATCTTTTGTCTGCTTTAACCTCGTCTACCGACCTTACAGGAGTCTTGGCGACAAATCTTCCTACAAGTCTTCCTGCGTAGAGTCGGGCTCTTTTATCAAAGTAAACATCAAAGGGGTCGTGCTGTCGTACTCGGAGTTCTCCTACCCCGCCTTCGGCTTCTGGGTCCCAATCGAGTTGGAAAGCCCTGTATCTACGACTCCTGAAACCATCTGTTCGAGGTGAAGTTTTCTATATAGAAAGTCCATTGTTTTTCCGAGTCTTCTGGCGTTGGAAATAGTGTCCTCGTCGATATCACCAGGGATTACCTCGGCTTTGGGCTGGGTTCTTGTAACATAGTTTTGAATCGCTCTTTTTGTTGAGCGGATTTTATTTATAACCATTCTGACTTCCCCGCGTCTTTTCGGAGGATTGGCTTCAAGCGAACCTGTGACTGTATTAACAGCCATATAGTGCTGTCCGTTTTCAAACTGGTAATTCTGATACCACTCTAAATCATAGGGTTCGCGGGATTTTTTAACATCGTTTAAAAGGGATTCGCAGTAAGCAATCTTCTCTTTATCGTCTAACTTGTTCCAATCTCTTCCTTGTACTTGTATACTCATTTTTCTTTAGCCTTTATAACTCGCTCTATTCCTGCCTCTTCCATACTTACATAAGGGTCTTCCTCTTCTTTAGGCGAGTCCTCGAAAGGTTCGTCAAAGTCCTCGAACTCGTTTAGATTCATTTGTAGGAACTTTCTTTCCTTCCTGTTTTGTATATCCGAGTAAACTAGGTAGCCAAGTTGTAAAACGATTGTCGCAAATAGAAATATATCCATATATTGTTATTATACTTAATATTCGTCACCAAGGAAAGGGTCTGTGAATCTGTCAAGGTTTAGACTCTGTTTATTTAAAATATCCTGTAGGTGACTTCCTGACTCCTTGTAAGGTTGGTCGGGATTCTCGGCCGAATAGGCTATATCCTCAACATCTGTGAGGGCGTCAATCATATCGTCTCTCTTACTTCGTGGAAAATGAATGATTTGCTCTTCTAAATCGAACATATCTCTTTTAATAAAGACCTTCCCTCTTTCAAAGCGGGGTTGTAGAACCGAACGGATTCTGATTTCCTTTCTAACTTGGGGTCTGGAGGTGATTTCCATTAACGGTAGGTAGATTTTCCTTCTATCTTCCTCGTCGTGGATAGGGAGCATTATCCCCTGCGCCTGTCCTATCACTTCGAGGGTCATTGTGATAGGTTTCCACTGGGCGTGAACCGCAAAAAGCTGTTCTATAAGCTCAAAAGTAGTCCACTGTCCGCTTCTTACCTCTAAAACCCACCAATTATTGTCTGTATCGACTCCCACGACCACGATTGAGGACTCATCTGCCGTCTCTGCCTGACTTACAGCGGGGTCGCAGACAGCAAAGACGTTTAAATTAGCAGGAAGCTTGGCATCTCCCTCTCCCCAATACTTTATTTGGCTCTTTTTGATGAGGGCGGAAGCTTCGTCGACAGGATTATTCAAATAAAAGCTTGAAAATATGTAGGAACCTTGTAGTCCCTTGAGTTCTGTGAGTTTTTCCTCGCTTAAAAGCTCTGGAAAGTACAAACTCCCGTCATCTTTGTAGGCTCCTCGGATGTAAACATCGATTTCTTCCCCGAATTTCTCCTGAATCCACGAATAAAGCTCGTAATATGACCATCTAGTCCCGATAATAAGCATCTCCCCATCA